CCATCGACCATGACGTATCCTGAGCGGCATGAGGCGACGATGGAAGCCGTCAGGAAAATGAAGTTTACGGACAACTTTATGCATTTGATGACCACCCCTGTTGCTAAACTCGCATTGGAGCGTGGAGAAGTGGTAGAGGATATTGACTTCGACGGGACACATACAGGGAAGTTCTTGACGGCAGAATGGTTTGAGGACGACAAGAAGAAATATGTTCCTGTCGGCCTTCCGAGTGGGGGTATACTTGGATTCAAGAAAGCTGAATCGGGCGAGGGATACGAAGCGATTAGCGTACCCGGTGCGGAGTTGAGGCAGGTTGCAAGCGGTCAGGTGGATAGACCGCAGTTGGGAGAGGGACAATGATTACCAAAGACACTGAATTGATGAAACCAGAGGAACGTGAGGCGGTAGAACGCGCAAAGAAGAACGCACCGCCAATTGAGATTTTCGTGGAGGTAGCAAAATCTATTCATCAAACTATTCCCGATGTAGATGATAGACCGGGATGGAAACATGGCGCAACGAGGATGGTCACACGCATCGGAGGAGTAAATGCTTATGAAATCGAAGACGGCTTAGCTCCTTCCGATCTTGACCTTTCCAATATTGACTACACTGTGTTCTATCGCCAAGCAGTAAAGAACAAACACACTGGAGAAATCAAATACTTCGCCACTTGGGTTCCTTTTGAATCAGCGATAGAAGTTCATCCCGGACAATCAATTGAAATAAAAGGTGATGGAATTCCTATTGGGTGGGACCGTGAGGAACTGGAAGCGATGGCGAGAGAATCTTTTCTCAAACTTCAAGAGATGTGCGAGGAGTTCTACAACCGGGAGGAAAAATGAACAGCACAAATTGTAATGAGAAAACTCCACCTTTGCCGAAGATTCCAAAGGAGATTGGAATATAATAATGGGAGGAACTGGTCCAGTACAAATGTCCGCTCGTTCATACGATCTGGCGATTATTGAATCGTTCAATCGTGGAAAAACAGCGCAATTGGAGGATGGAAGATGAGTACGCAAATCAACAGAATAGATATTTTAGAATCCGAACTTGCCGCTCTCAAGCAGCAGCGCAAAGAACAGGCTATTGTCGCCAAGAAAGAGAAGACGTGGGTAAGCGTCAAGAAGCGTTTACCTGAGAGTCAAGATCAGCGCGTTATCGTATGGCGCGAGGATCATATTGAACTGTGCTGGTTCTCAAAAGGAAAGTGGTACACATACAACGGATCATTCTTCTTAGAGGGAAAGGACGTGATCGACGGGGTTTCTCACTGGCTTGGAACTGATTGGATGCACTCGAAATATTCTCCATCCTACGGCCCAGGAATCAAGAACTTCCTGCTTTACCACTGGTACAATCTGACCGATAAAGCATCTGACGTGGCTTACGATCTACGTCCAAAGGGATGGTCGAAGACGGCGCAGATGGACAAGAAGGTGGTATTCTTCAAGGACTCCTCTGGTCGGATCATGGCTGGTATGCCTGAGAACATTCCTGCGCCGAAAGGATACGAAAAGATTGTTTGCGGTAGTGCTCTTGAGGCTGAGCGATATTCGTCCCTACAACGCCGTCAGGAACAAATCGAGCATCGTTACCAGCAGGAACAAAGGGGAGCGGTAGAGGGCCAATTCGCAGAAGAATTGCGTTCCGAGATGCGGACAAAAATGGCGAACGCAAGGAATAATCTGAATAAAGATTTCATGCGCCGTGCTCTGCAAAGAATGGACGGCAAGACAGACCCAACCGCCTACGAACGGGAAAGCTACCTTCATAGCGAAGCCTACGAGAGAAATCACTAGACTATTGAGGAGGTTTGGTTTAACATTCATTTCAGCCGATACCGAGGTGGGACTCGGAATCTAAAGACGTGACCGGGAGGAAACGGAATGATGGGTGACCTACCTTAGACTTGAAACTCCGGTTGCCAAGCAGACAGAGAGTATTCGTTGGCAGGTTCCGCCTTGGGAAGCTCTTGACTCTGAAAAAATTGCTTGGGTTGACTCGCAGGTAACCGAGGCTGAGGGTTGGCTCTCTGGCCAGCCTAGCTATAAGAATCTAAACGCTAATCTACGTGTTTTCGATGGAATATTTAGAGATAAAACCAAGAGTTCGCTTGTCACGAATGAGTTAAGATACAGCATCAATAAATTCTGCACGACAATGGCGGAAGTACGTGAAATTGCGGGGTTTAGCTCAGACGTTGAAGTGTACAAGAAGATGGCAGAGATGCTTACAAAGGTCTCAAAATGCGTCTATTTAGAATCAGACTTTCCACTTCAAATTCTCAAAGTTCTGCAATACTCCACCGTCATGGGTGTCGGTTACCTGTGGAGCAAAGTTAGAGGCTCTGACTACAATTTTGGGCCACGAGAACTTGTATTTGACGCGCTAGGACTATTAGACGTAATGCCTACGCAGGTTCCGTCAAAAACCAATGACGTACAGGATGCCTACAGCGTAACGGTTTACGATTACATGCCGATTGCGGAGGCGTGCGCAAGATTTCCGTTGTTTGCAGGACAACTCCAGACGGTCGGACGTTCAAATTACAAGTCTCTGATTCAGGCACAGCGTCAGGACTTTGCGGCGACGTGGCGTTATGGGCAAGTGGGAGAGACGCAGAGCCAGAGTTTCGGAAATCTCTACACGGAAATACGATACACATTCGTTAGGGACATACGCATCAACACCAGCGGCATGGAAATGAAGATGGGGGACGAGGGAACGTCTTGGTTTTACAAGGTTCCCTTTCTCGGACAGCAAATATTCAAGGGCATGAGGAATGGCCAACCTTACTTTGGTCCAGCCATGGTTGAGGATTGCAGGATTTATCCAAACCTGCGGCTCATCACCACTTCAAATGGACTCGATAGAGTAATGTATGACGGCACCTCGTTCGACTGGGACCCAAAGATTCCAATCATTCAATACACGGTTGACGATGTAGCTTGGGAGCCGTCAGGAAGATCGTTAGTTGGGGATGTAGCCTCAATCCAGACAACGATTAGGAAGCATGAGCGCAAGGTCGATCAGACCATGACCGCAAAGAAGAATCCCCCGATGGGCTACGATCTGGACACCAACGGTGGAGCCAAGATTGAGCACTTCGACATCTTCGAGGAGGATGTTCGTCTCGGATTAGCAGGCGGTCAGGAACCAACAAAAGCATTCCAATCCCTATTGCCTGATTCGGTAACGGTAGATGGAATGGACTTTACTTGGCTCAAATACCTAAAAGATGGAATGCTTGCGCAACTAGGATTTAACGATGTTGGCAATTTGGCGAATATGAAGTTGAACCTCGCCAACGACACACAAGATAAAGAAGTTGGGGCAATCGGTCCTATCGCCAGAGGGATTGCGATGAGGATTGAAAAGGCGAACAAGAAGCTGGGCGAGAGGATGAAGTACCTTATTCCTCAATGGTTTGACGCTGCTAGGTTGATTGAGTACGTAGGTCAGGACGGCATGGCTAAGGAAATGTTTGACTACAATCCTGACGACATGGTGCCAAGCCACTTGCCCGATGAGTTTGTAAATGGAAATATGTATCCCACGACGCCTTCGATGTACGACAGGCTGACGAGGGCAAAGTATTTTGTCAGGAAACTGCGGTTGATTTCGGTGCCTAGCACACTGCTCAAGATCACGCAGATGCAAGAGCAACTGAAGTGGTTACAGCTTAAGAGGACTCCCGATTGCCCGGTTAGCTGGGAAACGACAATGGAAAAGCTCGACATTGCTAATCCAAAGGACGAAATGAAAAAGTATTTTAAGGAGCAGACTGAGTTGACCAAAGCCAAGTTAATTGGTATGGCAATGGCGCAGGAGGAAATGAAGAAACTTGGTTTGCAGCCTCCAGAGGAAGGCGGAGGCGGTAAAGGTGGTGGCAAGGGTGGAGGTGGCGGATTACACGCTGGTGGACGGCCTCCGAGCGGGCAACGGCCTGCTAAAATTTCTCAAAAGGGCGGAGCAGGCGGAGCACCCAGGACAACGGTGAAAGAATCGTAACTGTAAGAATCTAAACAACTAAGGAGAGGGAATGGCATTCAAAATCAAAAGTCAAGTCGATCATCTTTTAACAGACGTAGTTGTTGAAATGCCTGCCGATGCTAAGGATGTGCATGAGCAGCTACGCGGCATGAAGACATGCGGAGATATGAAGGTCCAATATAACCAAGGTGGGGTTATTGGAATCGCATTCACGCAAAAAACAAAACTGACAGAGGCGCAGTCGAAAGAGTTTCGTATCGCTCTTGGAATTGAAACGAAAATAATCTGAAAATAGCTCTTGACAAACGCTTTGTTTTGTTGTCTTATGTAAAAGATACGTAGAGATGCTTGCCACCCTAGTGAAGGGAAAGGTAGAGGCTCAAGGCCAAGAAAAGGCTTTGAGCCTTTTCGTTTGTCCAGAACCTAACCCAAATCACAAAAGGAGAACATCATGAAGCATCGCGTAGGCGGAAAAAAGGGCGGCAAGAAGGCTCATGTCAAGAAGAGCAAGGGTCACAAGCGCCACAGCAAAAAGTCCATTGTGAAGGCATAACGGTAGTCCATCAGGAGAACTGACAGTGGCTACTTCAATGCCCCCATCACCGGATCAAGGAGGATCGCCAGCAGGCGGTCCTCCTCCTCCCCCACCACCTCAAGGTGGAGGCCCAGGCGGTCCTCAAGGCGGTCCCCCGTCTCAGGGACCAGCCAATCAAGTCCAACAGCTTTTAGGGAAGTGGAGCGACGTGGCTCAGCAGATCAGCCAAGCGTATCCACAAATTGCGTCACAAATGAACAAAATCGTGCAAGCGATAGGAGAGGCACAGACGGCAATGGTTACGCCATCTCAGCCCACTCCAACCTCGCAGCAACCACAAGTAGGTTAACAAACACAAATCCGGGAGGATAGTGAACCATGATTACTTTGGCAGAGGTACTACTCAAGTCGGGATGGACCCAAGAGCAGATCGACGCTCTTGACGCGAAGGCCAGAACTGGCCTCACAGATTACGTGACGGGTATTGAGCAGACCGCCGCACAGAAAGAAAAAGCAGCATCGGAATTAGCGGTAAAGGCTGAAGCGGATAGGAAAGCACAGGAAGCCGCAGTGGTAGCAGCCAAGGCCGCACAGGAAGCCGCAGAACTCCAAAATCGAAGCGTAAAGGATTTTTGGGATAATACCTACAATCCGGGGATCGCAGCAGCAGAGGCGGAAAAGACAAGGTTAGCAAAAGAAGCCGCAGATGCAAAAGCGGAAGCAGCATTCTACAAGGCGCAGAGGGAAAGCTATTTGGGCACTCTCAACATCAAGCCTGAAGATGCTCCGGTATTTACTCCTCCCGCCGCAACCATTCCCGCTGTAGACCCAAACAAGACTCCTGGCACACCCACATTCACAATCAATCAAGTGCGTGACGAACTTGGTAATTCGCTTGGAACGGTTGCCAACATTCAGTGGGAATACAGAAATCTGTATGGCAGGGAAATGCCGATCTCTCCCACAGAACTACTTCGCCAGTCGGAAGCCAACAAGTTCAAAGACCCTGCAACCTACGCAAATTCGATTTTCAAGTTTTCGGAGAAGCGCGAGGAAATTCGTCAGGCCGAAGCAAAGGCTCATGACGATGCGATTGCAGCAGCAGCAGTCGCCGCTAAGGACGAATCGCACAAGTTGGAACTCAAGAAGATTACGGATGAGTTTTCAGCCAAGGAAAGATTGAGAGCGGAGCAGGCTGGAAGCAATCCAGATACAAAGCTGCCTCCGGGTTCATCGAAGTTCTCTGATTTGCGGAGAGCGCAGCAAGCGGGTGAACGCAAGGACCCAACAAAGATGACTCCACAGGAGCGCAGACAGACAACTTTGGACAACATCCACAAGGCTTTAGAAGAGCGTCAAGCAGTAGTAGCGTAAGCAAGATTCAGAAAACAGCTTAATTGCTGAAAGGATAACATCATGCCTATCACCCCGACCGATCCGAGCTTTGGAGAAATCGACAGCACTAACCTAGAGTCTGTGAGGAAGGAAGTAGTGTGGAATTGCTTCTTTGTGGGAACCCCCTTCCTTGAGGAACTCCGCAGAGCCGGTGTAGCCGATCCTTACCTTGGTGGCGCAGGCATGACGGAAGTCTTCCTGTACGGTCGTCCACAGGGCGCTGGTGTGAACCCAGGCCAGACGATTACCGTAACTCGTCAGCAGATCACGGACAAGCTGAAGTTCTACGAGAAGGGATACGCTTCTTGGTTCCCGATGGACGATTGGGAAATGGACGACGGGTCGGGTACGGGTGGTGTGATTAACTCTGGTCCTGCCCGCATCTGTGACATCTACGCGATATTCATGGAAGCGTTGGTGATGCAGATCAACACCATGCTTGAAATGGACTCGTTCCGTCACGGACAGCAATCATCTTCAACGGTATCTGACAACCGTTACAAGGTATCGAACGGCTTGGACGAAGCGTTGAATAACGGTATCGACACATCGCTGTATGGCAACCGCTATACCTCCTACGGCCAGCAGTTGAGGAATGGAGCGGTAGGTGCTTCGATCAACGTTACGCCTCTGTATCTTGGTCAGCAGGTAATAACCGGCACAGCAGCCGCCCCTGCAACGTCAGGACCGGGCCAGATCAACTTTGGTTCGTTGATGCAACTCTGGTCGCAGTGCAAGATCACGGGCGGAAGGCCGAAGTTGGGCATCACGAACGTGTTCGGATTCAAGGCGATTGCGATTGCTCTTGACGCTTACCGCAGGGACATCTCGAACACGAAGCACGACATCACTTGGGATGCTCTGGAATTCAACGGTACGCAGATTTACTCCGATCCTCTC